AAAGAGTTCTAAATTCTCTGTTTCCAAACTTATCTAAATTTATTGCGGAGCTTTTAAAATATCCTTTTTTATTTTTAACAACTATCCAGTTTATTAAAGATAAAGGCAGGAATAAAACATATGCTATTACAAACAATAAAAATCCCATTATTCTGAATCTGGTGTAAATTCCCAATCATCAGGAGTTAAATGATAAATAGTATTTCCGCTATTTAATAGATTTGTTTGTGTGTCTATCATCAAAGCAATTTGCAACTTTTTGTTTTCTTTTTCAGTACGGGTTAATCCAATTAATACCTCTGAGTAATTAGCTTCAATATAAGCGTCTAAAGCGTCTATAGCTTCATTGGTATAAAACACTTCTTTTGACTGTATAGGGTCTGCTAAATTAAGCGAAATATCCCAATCGATAACTAAATACTTTACGCCTTCTTTAGTAGTATTAACGGGTCTAATTTCAATTTTAACTTTTCCGTTTTTATCGCTTCTATTTCCGTAAGCAATAACTTCTTTTGTTTGTATCATAATATTTAATTTAAAGTGCTGCTGGTTGCCAAATAATGTTTCCGTAAGTTGCTGTAATATCATCATTTCCACCTGTTGCGCCTGAGGCTGTAGCGGTTATTTTAATAATATTTGTACCCGTAAAAGTCAAACCTGTTAAGGAGGTATATTTTGTATAAGACGCTGTACTTGCGCTAGGAGTAGAAATGTTAACAATTGCTCTAGCGGTCGTGGTTCCTGTTCTGATAATTGAAACAGTAGTTACCCAAGCCCCAGTAACACTCATGGTTAAAGTTCCAGTATCGCCAATTAAGTTGCCTGCAAAATACAATTTTAATTGACTTGATGCTGTTACATCGTTAAATGTACCCGAAAAATTTGAAATTATTTTTTCTCCAGTAGCATTTAATCTATTAGCTACAGTTGTATATGTCAATAAATCAGTTTCTGTTGTTGACACGTTATTTACGTCTGCATAAAAATCTTTTAACTGTTCAGGGACCCATGACTTAGTTACAATTGCTTTTCCTGTTGTTTCTGCCGATATTAATGTATTTGTAACACTAGGTAAAGTAGCTAAACCATTTTTTAATATAGTAAAGGCATTACTTCTTACAGAAGATGTCCCGTTACCTATATTAAACTGTCTGTCTGTTGCTTGCCATGTCGAAGTTGAAATCGGAGTGTAATCAGTTCCCCAAACACCCCCTACCCATTCTCCATAAGACCTAGCCTTATTATTTTCTCCGCCAGATATAGACGAAAATGTTCCGGTAGATAAATTTGCAGACCCTCCACTTACGAAAGCATATTGAGCTGTGGCTTGGTTGTTGTCACCTCCAATAACCGCAGAATTTATTCCAGAAGCGGTATTTCCGTAACCTCCACCAACTGAGGAAAAACTGTTTGAAGCTACGTTATCAGCACCTCCTCCTATATTTGACCAATTTCCAGAAGCTCTATTCCTTTGACCTCCAGATACCACAGAATAACTACCTGTTGCCCCTCTTGTAGTACTTGCACTTTCTGAAAAACCTAAATCTACTGCGTTAAGACCTACGCTCCCATAATTAGCAGCTGTTCTTCCATTGATTACATAGCCTATTCCGTTTCCTTCATCTAAAGGAATTACAGCATAGTCATCTGTTTGTGCTATAGTTCCTGTCTTATTTTGTAGGGTGTATGTTCTACTTGCTGTATTTATATTTGTAAAATAGGAAGTAAATGTATTCGCTACATTTCTTAACCCCAAAGTACCGTCTAAAAATGTTTTTACGCCTGTATTTGTTTGTGCAGACGCTAAAATCATATCTCCACTACCTCCACTTCCAGCATTAGCTAATACAAAAGCGGTTGTTGCAAGTTGAGTTGTGTTTGTTCCTACAGTAGCTGTTGGGGCTGTTGGTATTCCTGTAAATGTTGGAGAAGCTAAATTTGCTTTTAAATCTAGTTCATTTTTAACCGCCTGAACACTTGGATATAAAGTATTGTTTATTGTAGTGAAATTAGTTACTTTATTAGCTACATTTTCTGGAGTAAAACCCAACGCGTCTACAATACTTGCTAATGTCAAAGCAACACCTCCAGAAGCGACACCTCCGTATTTCTGAATTTCTATTATTTTTGCGTCAACAGAAGCCTGCAAAGACGTAGTTGTATTTCTCATTATTACGTATGCCCTCGAAACCCCGTTAGCTTTTATATTGCTTTCAACTGCAAAATCTCTTGTAAAAATAGCCCTTTCAGCAGCTGCTAAATCATCATAAATGTTTTGTCCGTACTGAATTCGTGTTAACCCAGTCTGAAACATTGTTACAGTCTGAATAGTAAATTTGTTATTCGGAACTGTAGTTAAAACGTTCGAAACATCATATAATGTTGGGTCTAAATTTATTCTATCACTTCCTTCTGTACCGTTTTGAGTTCTATATCTAAAGGTTAGTGCCGTTTGCAAGGATTGACTTAACTCATGCGGTTTTTTCCAATCTGTAGCAAAATTAACACCATATTTAAATATTGTACCAGCACTTTTATTTAAAGCTAAATTAGCACCATTTGCAGTATATTTATTACCGTCTAAATTTAAAGGACCTACATAATTCATCAAATCATGCAATTGATTCGTGTCTGAATTAGTAGGCGCACTAATATTGTTAACTACGTTTATTGTAGTTAGATTGGAGTGTATAACTGCTCCTAATAATATTAAATCTCTTCTTTGTGAGGTTGTAAACTCGGTAGCTTGCTGAACTAATATGCCACCTGAATTAACAGCTAAATAAGTAATATTTCCAGTAGTTAAATAAGTCGGAGTTATTCCTGTAAACGGTCCAAAATTAACAATTGTGCTTACTGGGATTTCTGGATTATCAAAATTGCTTATTATTCCTATTCCTGCCGTAATATTGAATTTTGTAGGATCTCCGTTAATGGAAGTCATGCCGTTTTTAATTAGTCCAGTAGAAAGGAATTGTTTTTTAGCAAGTTCTAAATAAATAGCCGTATTGTCTACTAGTTCTGAAACTGGCATCATCTTTAGAAACTTATCAGTTCCGTCAAACATAACAACCGAATCGTTTTTTGTAGCTACTGGCGGATCTTTTAATAATTTAACATAGTTCAGGTTGTTTGAAGGCGAAAACTGAGCATTTGCCGTTATGCCTGCAATTAATAAGGTCAAAAGTAAGAGTAATCTTTTCATAAAATTTAATTAAATTATTGGTAAAAATAGTTAAACAATCGGTAAAACAGAAACCGTTGCTGAGTATATTAATTCATAATTACTCACATCTTGGTCGTCTCCTAACGTCACATATATCATTGAATCAATCCAAGTAGCAGGCGTATCTCCAAATCCCTGACAAATGTCACCTAATTCAATTCCGGTTCCGGTATTTTTTATTCCATTATACCATCCTTTGTGTTTAACTTCAATTCTATCTGCTTGAATCGGTAATAAATTTTGCTTAAATTCATTATAATCGGCAGATGTTAAATATCCGTCTTGTTCATCGGTAACAATCTGAATCGAAAACTGATTTGTGAATGGATTAAAAAGCAAAGGAGCTATAGCAAAAACTGCTGAAGCATCCGTTTGCTGAATTGCATTGTTCAGCGTTTTTAATACAAAACGAACCTTAGCAGGTGTAACCTGATTTGTGTTATTATCAATTATGTACGCATTTATAACGTCTTCAATTTCTGCTGGTGTCATAAATAAAAATTAAGAGAATCCAAAATCGAATCCATTACTAAATGCACGTCCAATAGCCGGAGGTGTGATTTGTTTTTGTCTGTCAATAAAAAATAAAATTTGAGTTATTTCGCCTGATTCTAATAATTCAGCAGTTAATTCAAAATCTATTTTAGAGCCTGCAATATTATATGTCAATTCTTTAATAATGATTCTTTGCTCCCATTTTCCAATGCAATCAATTATTTCCGCTGAAATATTAGCTACAGCAGTATTAACTGGAGTATCAATAAAACGCCAAATATCGGAACCGAAAAGAGGACGTAAAGGGTCGCTTCCTTTAGTGTTAGTCAGAATAATTCCAATGCACTGACGAATATCATCTATACCCTCAACAACTTGCCCAATAGTTACATTGGATAATTGCCAGTTGGTTGCTTTTATATCTTGAATTTTTGTTGCCATTATGGTATTGGTGCGCTTGTTGGATTTCCTGGTGTTGCCGAAGTATGAACATGTGTTTTAAGCGAAACAGTTCCTGCTTTCATGTCGCCTGTAACTTCTAAATTACCCGTTAACGGTGCTCCTGATGGCGCTGAAATTGTACCCGTAACGGTTAACGCTCCAGCTATAGCAACAGCTCCAGTTAATTTTATCATTGGTGCGGTTATATCAACTTCACCAATGATATTAATATTATACTTATGCGTGTTTTTGTTGTATTCAATAACAGAATTGTCTTCAAATTTCACTCTAAAAATTCCGTCACCAGCTCCATTTGGAGGAGTTTTATCATTGTTTAAAGCTCCTAAAATTACACCTTCTTCGCTGTTTTCGTCCATTAAACAAGCAACTTGCTCATTAATAGAAAATGTATGCGAAAAACTATCTTCAATTGCTCCAAGCGTCAGAACTTGTAACCAATCCGAAACAATTCCGTCATCGGTAAACGTCACACGGGCGTATCCTTTGGCTGGGTCAACTTCGGTTATGTTTCCAAATCTTAGCATTTTGTAAAGATATAAAAAAACCTAAATAAAATTAATTATTTAGGTTTTTTTAGTTTTATTTTCCAAACACCTATACCGCATTGTTTATTTTTAGTAGATAAATCATTTAAATAATAGTGATAATATTCGTCATCAAACTTAGTTACAATTATTAATGAAAAATTCTTACGTATTGGAATTATTTTTGACTTTATAACATTTGATTCTGTCAATTTGTGTAAATTCATAAGTATATTTAATTTTGCTATGTTCTGATTTCATTCTGTTTTCGAAAATAGTAAACATATTGTGTGTTTTTAATTCTGTATTTACATCAAATCTATCTTCGTAAATAAAACATATTCCATTTTTAAAAAATTCTTGAACACATCTATCTATTAATCTTGTTGTTTTGCCTTTTTTCATTTATTGTATTTTTGTAGGGTTTCCGTAAGGATATTTATTATCTGGAAATTTTATATTTCGAACATTCACATTATTCGATTGTTGTTTCTTTTTAGCTTTAGTTATTTGTTCCGTTTTCGCTGGTAAATTCAATCTTTTAATTTCTAAATTAACCGTGTATCCACTTGAGCGTTCTATTTTATGCGAGCTACTTTTTATGTGATACTTACCTGATAATTTACCTAATCCCGTTAATTGGAAATTATTGCCTGCAATTGCTAAAGTCGTTCCTTGCAGTTCAATATTTCCTTCCATTTGATTACCTGCTGATAAATGCATTATAGCTTTGGCTTTCGCTTCTGCTTGCTGTTTATTCTCAGCTTTAGTGTGTGTAACTCCTGAATCTTGGTTTACTGGTGTCTCGCTTGAATATCCTTGTTCTTGCTTGTATTTTTCAAAATCTAAGTTAGCAGTCACGGGTTCATTTTTCTTTGCTGATTTCGATTTAACTGAAGCATTTTTAATCATTCCATCAGCCTTGTCTGTCAATGAATAGTTTTTAATTTGTGATTTGTCGGCTGAAAAACTTATATTTCTTTTCTCTACGTCGTAAATTGACGTGAATGTAATAACATTTTCACGTACGGCAAACAAAACCCCATATTCCTGAGAAATTCGCTTTAAAAACGCTAAATCGGTTTCTTTGTTTTGGGTAATACGTCCGAAAGTAATTTCTGGAATTTCGCCTTGAATTGTGAGTGAATTTTTAGCAGCTACTTTTTCCGCAATTTGCTTTAAAGTTTTCGATTCGTGTGCGTCTGATTTTTTTGTTCTCAATGAATTCACAATGCCAGTTGCCATGCCTCGAATAGACACGACATCTGGAGGTCCTTCAAGGTTAATTTCATCAATCTCAAAAACTCCACATTTTAAATTCTCAATTGATACGGTTAATTTTGCTCCTTTTTCTGGATACCACGAATTTTGCCACTTTAAATCAACATCTTCAACACGTATTTCGATTTCGTCGCTTTCGCCTTCTGTTTTATCGTTATACGTCAAAGACAACATATACTTCGAAATATCCGCAGTAATGTTTTTATTATTATAAAGGACAGTAAATTTAGGGGCTGGTATGTTCATTTATCTTTTAGGTCTGTAATTTATAGGTTCGCCAGTGTAGTAAAAAATAACTCCTAATAAAATAGGAATATTTATTAAAAACAAAAATAAATATTTTTCATCATTAAAATGCTCTGACAAAACAACGGGAAATGAAACAAAACATCCTAATAAAAAAACAATAATAGCTGCTAAATAAACTGACAATATGCACTTTAATATTTTCATAATTTAATTTTTTATCGTTTCCAAGGTGGTAATAGTTCACTATCGATTTGTATCTCTCCCGATTCTAAAATTGGCACAATAACACGTGTTCCAGGTTTTAATATCGGAGAAATAACAATACTTGTGTTTGCTTCAATAATTCCGTTTATAAGCGTAGAATCTCCATAAGCCTTGAAGGCTATAGTATCCCAACGGTCGCCTTGCTTTGTGACGTATTCAACAAAATTTTCCATTATATCCTACGAATTATTGAATTATTTGAAATGTCTAAATTTGCCGAATTTAAACTTAAAAGTGATCCGTTCAATTGCTGATTTAAAATCTTAAATGAATTAACATCTGTAATCGGTAAAACTGCTTTCATATTCTGAACACGAACATAAACATCATTTATTGCAGTAGGCAAATTTTCTGCCATTTCTTGCAGTTCTGACGCATTAGACAATATTGATTGAACGTTGGTTAAACTGCCTTCAATGTCAGTAAGTGACTTATTTATTTTTCCGCTCCAATATTCTGAACGGCTTGGAATCTCTTCAATTTTTGTCGTGTAAATTCCTGTTAGAGTTACCGACGTTTGTATTTTTGAAATTTCAGTTGTCATTGTCATTCCTTGTGAAATTTTAGCAGGCAAAACAGAACGAACGTTTGAATTTCGTGTTGAAGTCGCAAATGCTTGCTGAATAGCTTGTAATTCCGCTTCTCTTAACGGGTCGTCTGAAAAACTTTCTAATAATTCAACCGACAAAGTAACTTCAATTAAATTTCCGTTTGGGTCAGTAAATGAATTATCTTGCGAAAAACTTGGAATTACAAAAAAACCTAAAACACGTCCATTTCCTAAAATCAAAGGTAAAATTTCACGGTTTTGCATTGCCAAGCGTAATGTTTCAATATCAGTTTCAGGATTCGTAAATTCAGAATGTAAATACATTCCAAATGATATTAAATCGAGATTATCCCCAACAGCTTGTAAACGTGGTTTTCCGTTAATTAATTCATGTTGTGCGTAATTTACGCCTCGTTCATGAGAAAAATTACTGAATCCTTTCAAGCCTTCAAATCTGATATTTCCAAGTTGAGCGTACATTTATTTGTGAAAATTACTAAATGAAACAACCGTTTTGGATAAATCATGCGTTACGATTAAAGGCAAGCCAATAACATTAACGCCTATTTGAAAGAAAACTGATATAATTAATTTTTTCATAAAAATTATTTTTGTAAATATAATAAAATTTATGATATAAAAAAACCTCCGATTATGGAGGTTTAATAATTTAATTTAAAGCAATTAATTTTTCTTGGAATAATTCTTTTTCTTTTTGCTTTTAAGCCTACTGCCTTTTGGAAATTTAGAATCCAAAATCATTCTTAATGTGATAATTTCTTTCATGATGTATGTTTTTTTTAATTAATGTTAGGCAAATATAATACTTATTTTTAAACTACCAAACATTAATATGCTAATCTTGCTTTTCTTTGCATTTGCGCCTCAATTTGTCGTATCAATTCAGGAATTAGTGCTTTTACTTGTGCAGTCACATCTCCAGAACCTCCATTAATTACTGGCGCAAAATTCACAGTTACAGACGAATTACCGCCACCGCCACGACCTGATACAGTTGGCTTAATCGAAGAACCCATTCCTTTTGATGCTCCGACAAGTTTAGATTCTCCTTTTTTAATTCCATTGTGCGCTCCTTCAGTTATATTAACTCCGTAATCCATAAAAACCTTTGAAGGCGATGCAATACCAAGAACCGCTTTAAAGGCGTTTGCGATACCTTTTCCTATTCCCTTGACAAAATCAAACAAAGCCGTTGCTTTTGCTTTAATTCCGTTCCATAGCCCCATTACAATATCAGTACCAATGTTTTTAAAACGGTCTGGAACCATTTGCCACGCTTTTATTAGTAATCCAATTGGACCAAGAAAAATAACACCCCATTCTTTCATAAAATCTATAGCCTTCCAAAATATCGCTTTAATTCCAGTCCATAGTTTAGAAAAGAAATTCTTAATAGGCTCCCAATACTTCACAATTAAAAATGCCGAACCTGCTATTGCGGCAACTACCCAAAATATAGGCGAAGTTAAAAAAGCTAAATTAGCAGCTTTTAAAGCAGCGGACAAAACTTGAATCGAAGTACCTCCAGCCAATGCCGAAAATGCCATAGCGTTTTGAACTGCTGTAACTGTAATTACTAATGTTCTGTAACCGCTTACGATTGCCATTCCTGCCGAAATCACTTTAAAAATACCTCCAAAAGCAAAATACGCTGCCGATATTGCAAAACTTAAAGCCATTGCTCCGACTGCTGCCTTTAAAATAGTTTCAGTAAGCTGAGGATTTTTTGAAACCCAATTTGATATTCTGTCAACTATTGGTGTAACCTGATTCATTAATTCTTTCAGTCTTGGAAGCATTGTCGTTCCAATTCTCGAGGCTGTCATCATTACACCGTCACGTAAAGTGGATAACATTCCTTTAACTGATTTCGATTGAGCTTCAATACCACCCGCAAATTTCACATTCCCGACGTATTTTAAATACTGCTCGATTTCTTTGGAGTTTTTGCCAACTGTAGTTTTTACGCCTTGAAACATGAATGTAACATTGTCGCCTTCGGATTTAGCTTTAATACCAAATTCTTTTAAACGCTCAAATTCTCCAGTTGCAGCATCAGCGACCGCCTCGACCATATCATTTAATGATTTACCCATTGCGGAAGCCGTATTTCCGTATGCCGTCAAAGCTTCTTGTGACGGGTCAAGTCCCATGTTTTTTAACTTAATAAAACCAGTCATTACCTCCTCTAATCCGTACGGAGTCGTAGAAGCAAACTTATTTATTGCGTCAAAAGCCAGTCTAGCCTCTTTCTGGTTTCCTTGAAAAGAAGTCTGGAGCGCAATATTCATTGACTCCATATCGGCAGCCGCTTTTAACGGTAACGCTAATGCAGCTCCTATTCCAATTCCAATTGCTCCAGCAGTTCTCCCAGCTCCGAAAGCTCTATCTCCACGCTCTGACATTGCCATAATTTGACGTTGTCGTGCTGCTGCTGCTGCAATAATTCGTGTTGCTTCGTCTTTTGCGGTTAAAAGCAATGCAACTTCAAATGTTTTTTTAGCCATTTTTTATTTATATAAAAAACCGCAACCGTTATCGGTGCGGTTCTATGTTACTCTGCTGGTGGGTTCATTTTTTCGTGTAATTTTAACGCTTCAACAAACCAATAATGAACGTCGTTACCATCCATTTCAAATAAAATATTTAATGCAGTATTCGAAAAATGTGCCAGAAATATTAATTGTTCTGGCGTTACACAAAAAGCTGATTAATCGGAGTCATTATTTTTAAATAATCTACACCGTCCATTTCTTGAAATTCATCCTTAAATATTGCTTTGCCATCAATCTCTATAAGAATTGAAGCTAAACATTCCGCCATATCTGAACCGTCTGAGTTCATTAAGCGTTGTGCTTGCTGAACGTGCTTCCCTTTGAATCGTTTTATAACGCAATTTTTACCGCTTGGAAGTTTAAATTCCTGATAAATGTTTCTGTCTGCAATACCTCCAAGTGTTGTGGGCTGCTTTGCTTGTAATGTGTTTTTTCCTGCCATGTGATAAATTTTTAAGTTAATTTTAAAACGTAAATATATAAAAAAAACCGATACAAAATTACTTATCTATTTGATTCATAAAATTGTTTAGCAAAGCCTTGACTACACCAACTTCTAATACTCATGTCGTCGTTTATTAAATCCAAAGCCCATTGCATTTCGGGAATTAAGTTTTTACTTGATTTATGCAATATAGCTAATGATGGCTTTGTCCTCGTTGGTCTTATGTATAGTGGTAATTTAGGCACGTCTTCCCATTTGTTGAATACTTTTTTAGGAACGTTAAATTTACCCCACAAAGCCGTTTCTTTGGTCCACGGGCTACCATATTGCCACGGTTGGTATTTTAAAACTGGCTTACCTAAGAATTTATGTAAGTCTCCCTTAGCGGGGTTTTCTATTACCCAGAAAGTAGGGTTACATTCATTAATTATTCTAAGACAATGATTCACTAAAAACATTCCTTTTTCATAATCTTTTTCTCCTTCGTTTCTTCCTTGTATGTTTGAAAATTCTGTACATACAGGGTTGGCTATAACTCCATAAACATTTGTAGGAGGAATGTAATTTTCAACTCCTATATCTACTCCAACTTTTATAACTTCAAAGTCAGGGCTTAAGTCGAAAAATCTTGAATCGCTTCCTATATCGGCGCACAAATGTAGTATTATTTTTTTCATATATTATAATTTATTACGCAAATATAATACTTATTTTTAATTAAACACAAAAAAACCGATACAATTACTGCATCGGTTTAATTCTCCTTTCTTTTAAATTATTAACCGCCTATATTTGCTCTGTAAGTTGCAAAAATGTCAACTCCATCAACTGAATAAATATTAGCTAAAGCATCGTAATCAACAACTTCATTGCCGTCAATTTCTAACTTGTAAGCCGTACATGTCAACTTCGAAGTTGCTTCAACATTATCGTGTTGTTTGTAGTTTCCAGCAGGGAAGTTTTTCGCTTGCACTGTCAAATATGCCACACATGGAACTTCAGCAACTAAGCCGTTTGAATCATGCGTTTCTAAACTTGAACGAATTTGCAATTTCATTGCTTTGCGTGGATCGGCAAATTTTTTCAAAACATCAGCGTAAAATGCATTCCATTTGATTGTTGCCTCCAATTTATCAATTCCTGAAAATAATTCGAATTTTCCAATCATTCCAAGTGCCTTGTGTTCAGATAACATAAATGTAATGTCTGGAAGATTTACCTCTTCAGCTTTTCCAAGCTGAGAAATACCATCAACATACACGTTGGCGTTCGTTAATCTATTTACTTGTATAGCCATGATTATATGATGTTAGTTAATAGGTTAATATCTAAGAATGATTTGAAAGTGATTCTTTCAGCAGGCGTTGGACCCATAAATACAAGGTCAAACGTTACGTGTCCAAGCGCTAATTCTTCAGCTGTATTATCAGCAGAATAAACACATTTAGAACCAGATAAACAAGCTCCACGACCGATTAATGTACGGAAGAAACCGTTTCCAGTATCTCTTATTGCGTCAATTGTTGCCTGATTAATTGGCTTGTCGATAAATGGAAGCATTGCTTGTTCTAAAGATTCGTGAACAATATCCGCAATTCTACGAATTGGAATAAAATTCTTTGGATCAGTATTAGTAGGGAATGCAGCTGAACGATTACCCCATGTTCTTGTTCCGGTTCCGTAACCAGTGAACGTTGTTGTAATTCCTTTTTCGTTCAATAAATTTGCCTCTGTTGAAGCGTCATTTACTGCCGAAGTCACGATAAATTCAGTTCCTACGATTCCAGCAATTACATGATTTGAAGGCGAAACCCAATATCCTTCATTTAAATCTACATTAGCCATTACACCTGCCATAAATTGACTGTACGGAGCGTTTATGTTTGAATCAGAATCAGCATCATAAACTTTCAAATGAGGACATAACAAATACGCTCTATAACTTGAAGTTTTAAAGTTCATTGTTGAAGCTGGTCCACGTCCTACAATTGCAGCACTCACTGAAGTTCCTACTGGAGCATCAATCAGTGCAATTGCACGGTATTTTTCAGCTAATGCAAGAAATTCAGTTGCCACTGCCAATAACTCTATGTAAATTGGAGCGATTAATATTTTAGGAGTGAATCCGAAAGTATTAAATACTAATTCTAAACATTTAGATCCAGTGCGAACACCCGA